GCCGATAAAGGATTATCCAAATTATCACCTTTATGACGCTTCCTGTAAGCATCACGCTGTTCGTTCGTTGCTCCAATGGTAAAGTCTTTGTAGCCTTTCGCACCGAAGCGTATACGCTTTTCCTTCCCATCGACCATGAACCCAGCAACATACTTTTTGTCATCTCGCCTACTTTCCCGAATGTATTTAAGTTCCATATACTATTGAAAAATAAAATAATAGTATAATCTAATGACTGCTTGGTGGAGGAAGAACAAAAACGATGACTACTCTACTCCTGTTGAGTATTTAGAAATAATAAATAAATATGTTTCAATAGACGCTGTCATATGTGATCCCTTCTACCATGAAGGAAGAGTGAAAGAAGAATGGAAAAAATTAAATCGTGATATACTTCATAATGACACAGACTTTTTTGAATCGTATTACGATTGCGATATATTTATATCTAACCCGCCTTATAGCAATCTGCTTGATGTATTTAGAAGATTTTTTCAGTTGGGTAAACCTTTCTGCCTTCTTATACCTATCCAAAAAATATGCCAGTTAAAAATACAATCAGAAATAAAAGACAAGGATTTGCAAGTGATAATAAGTCCAATATATAAAGGATTTATTAACTCAAAAGGGGAGGCGACTCGTTGTCCTAGTCAGTATATGTGCTGGTGTTGCTGGAAAATGAATTTAGAACGGGATTTGATGTTTGTTTAACTACATTCAGGGCAGTCAATAAAGCAGTCATCACCTACATACATACGACCTGTTCCATGACAGGTTCGGCAATCGTGATTTTGATTTTCAAGTCTTTTTATTTCTTTTTGTGTTTCTTTAATGATTTTTTGAAGGTTTTTTAGTTTTTTTGCTTTTGCTTCTTCTCCAATGGAACAGAAACAGAATGCGTCTTTATTCCCAGTAAAATTTAAGATGGCGTCGTTGTTGCAGAAGTCGCAAGTCATACTGATATGTATGGGTTGGTATGTTTATATTGTTATATTATATATATATTTTTCTAGTTTTTAAGAGAGAATAGAGAGAGAGAGAAAAGGGGCCAAAAAAAGGGCCAAAGGGCCAAAAAGGCCAAGAATAAAGTAACTTTTATTTAGAGTAAAACAAAAAAAACACTTTTCTATTTTTTAAAAAAGTGTTTTTAAGATATATAAAGTTTGTAAAAACAGGGGCCCAGTTGGCCCTGTGGCCCCTTTTTGGCCCCTTTTAAGATTGAGCCCCCAAATCCACATTTTTCTCCACAATTCCCATATAGACCCATTTATCACGGAACTCGCCTTTACTTTTACATTTTTTGTATTCAATACCAAGTGATATTAATTCCTTTCTTAATTTCTTGTCATATACTTCATGTATTTCTGCTCCAAGAATCATATCATTTTTATTGCGTGTAATCTCATAATTGGATAAGAACTGCTCCATCGGTGATACATCTTCGGCATCTTGAATTTCATTAAGAAGCACTTTGACTGGTTCTTCGGTGTAATGATGGAGTAAAACAGCAATCATTTTGAGATGGTATTCACGAGTAGAGCATAAGGCTTTAATATCAGGGTCAGCAATTCTAAATTTTTGTAAAGATTCAGGTTGCATTGTCATTGCCATTTCGTCCAGTTGGTGTTGGGTGACGAATGAGGTGCAACCTTCAAACTCTAAACAATGCTCGGCAACATCTCCTTGTTTTGTAATGTATTCATTCGCAAACATTAGCATAGATAGTTCAAGATTGAAGTGAGTATCGGTTCTGTCATAATTCCGTCTAGCAACAATATCATCACCACCTGACATTATTTTTTTTATGAGGTCACTACGGAGTGAACCTTTTTTGGGTGATTCTTGGGATACAATAAGGCGGCAAAACTCAAAGTCAAGTAACCAATACAAGTCTTTAGAGGTGATACTTCCAACTTTTTTATCTTCCAATACAGATTGAATATTGAACGATTTGGTATATCCACCAAGACATTTTAACAATTCAAAAACAATACCTTTACCGCAATTTCTGTTTCCCATATAGGTCATAAAATTCTTGTCTTCGATACAACCAGCAACCGAGCGAGATAGGTATTGTAAAAACTTACTTGTGTCTTCTCCAAAAAGTGGTTCAAATACCTTGTCAATAAGGGTTTTATCATATTCCACTTCTTCGTAATTGTATTGAATCATCACCATAGGATAAAATGGAAAATCCACTTTTTCCCAAGTGTAGAACTTACCATTTCTCATATCAAGGACGCCATTTTGAAAACATAAGCGGTATTTAGTGGTAGAATGGAATAGTTTTTTATCAAAATTGCTTTCAGTCATGGAGCAACAGATAGTTTTAAAAACCTTCTCGGCAGCAGAAAAGTTCTTCCATACATCAACCTCGTTGTCTTTCGTGACCTTATACATAGGCATATTGGTAATATAAGTAATGAGTGCAGAGCGGATTTTTTCCATATCGCATATCCATAGTTGGTTTAGTTTGAAAAACAAACGACCTTCAACACATAACAGAGAACCTTCCAATTTCTCCATAACAGCATCTGCTGCCTCTCGGTCATTGTTTACATATATTCTGCTCTCGGTTCTTGCGATAAACATTTTATAAATTTTTGCTGCTGTGTTTTTTTCCGCCTTACTAGCCCACGCTCTAATCGATTGAAAGGTAATTCTATTTTTTACATGGGTGTCTTTGAACCCATCATATATTTTTTTTGTTTCTTCTTGGTTGTATTTAGACACATTAATCTGCGATACTTTATCAAATAGTTCAAATCCATCTTTTCCGAATGTGTTGAAGATGGCAAACCCCATATCCCGCCATTGCTCCCAGTCTCCTTTTAGGATATAGTTATGAAAAAGATTGTTATTGTAATACTCGGTGAACTCGCAGTAATAGGCAGTAGTGATTTCGTCCATATCGTTTGATAATTCCATCGTTTGAATGTTTTTTTGAATTCTTGTTTTTTTAGTTTTTTCAGTTTCTTTGATAAACCCATCAAGATTGACATGAACGGCATCTCCAAAATCTACAGGGCGGACAAAGGTCTCCATAACAGGTGTATCCGTTTTTAAGACACGAGTTGAGTTTGATTTACCTTGATTAACAGCACGGAAGCATTGATTTTTCCCATAAGGTAGTTTATCAAAAATAAGGCGTTCTTCCGTTTCCTTGTATTTCCATTTTAACTCTTTTAATTCGCTTTTTTGTAATTTATCCCAAAGATGGTGAATCCAATTTTTAAGTTTTTTTGTAGATTTCACTTTCATATTTTGAATGATTAAGTGATACGATAATTTTTCATCATTAGATGAATCCAGTTTGATATAGATAGGTTTAAAACCAAAATCCGCTTCTACTTCAACAGACAACCAATCGCAGAACTTGTTTACTAGTGTTTCCCTGTCTTCATGAGTATATTCATCATACATTTCTAAATCAAAATAAGGTCTAATGGGTTCATCTGCAGGTAATATCTCATATATGCTTTGGTTCATACCAAATAGTTTATCAAACTGATAAAATTCATTTTTGGGAATGGAGAAATAATATTTACAAGCACTACCCACACCATAATCACAAGCAAACCATAAATACTCGTCAGGGTTACACTTCTTAAGCATCTTGTCAATCTTATCAAATTGTTTTACATACGATTCAAGAGTTGTTTGGTCCATTCTATAATATAGGAAAAGAAAATATATTTAAGTGTTTTTTCCTAAATATATTTTTTGGGTATTAGATTTTTTCCTAAAGATTTAATATATCCGAACCCCCCTGTTTTCAGGATATTCGTCATATATTCCAATTCTTCGAAATTGCTTCGAAATATGAGTCCATACATTCTCTCGTTTTTTAATCCGTTGGATTACATGTGGGTTCTTATCACGCCATTTTTTGTTGTATAGTTGCTGCTTGGGGTGGGCCACCATTATTCCTATATATATACCAAAGAAAATATTTAAATCAATTTTTTATTAATCTTTTTTTTGCATCTTCAAAAATCTTCTCGTCCATTTCAATACCGATAAAACGGCGGTTCATATTTTGACAGGCAACCCCTGTGCTTCCGCTTCCCATGGTAGGGTCTAATACTAAATCATTCTCTCTCGTGTAATATTTCAATACCCACTCCATTAATGCTGTGGGTTTCTGCGTTGGGTGTTTTCCTTTCTGTGATGGAACTTCAAGTATGCTATTAGGTAGGGGCGGGTCGTATATTGGGTCGCTTCCTTTTTGATGTTTTCCATTATTTACTCTTTCATTAGCATTGTAAACATCTTCATTTATTTCTTTTTTGTTCTTACCATAAATGGGTTCAACCACTTCATTTTCAGGTTCTTTCATTACGCTCGTTGGTAGGGGTGGGTCGTATTGTCCCCCTTTAACTCTATATAATTCTGTTTTTTCAACTTTTTTTTTACCACCATATAGATTTGTTTTTATTATACCTTCATTTTTGGGTTCAACCACTTCATTTTCAGGTTCTTCTGCTCGTCCCATTATACCATATTCAGGTTCTTTCATTACGCTCGTTGGTAAGGGTGGGTCGTATTTTTGTTGATGGTCTTTTTTATCTTTACTTATTTTTATTCTCCCTTCTTTACCTCCACCATAACAATTTTTATTTACATCATATTTACATAATTCAACCACTTCAGGTTCTTTCAAAAACTTATGCGTGTGATTATCAGCAATATTGTAAAAAGGCAACTTACGATAAAATACATATACCATCTCATGTTTCTTCATCGGCATCTTTTTCGCATTTAAAAATCCAGTAGGTGATGACTTCACCCATACCAAATCATATCTAAAATTTTTAGGATTAGAGTTGATAAGTGATACGCCGAATTTAGTGCTACAAGTAAAAAACATGGGGGCGTTTATTTTGCATACACGATTCACCTCCTTCCAAAATAAATCTAAATCAATAAGGCAGTCCCACTTACAAGAAGTCTGCCCGTAAGGTAAATCACAAAATAAAAGGTCAACTGAATCTGTTTCAAAATCCTTCATTTTTTCTAAACAATCCCCATTGAATAACTCCATATATATATTACTAAAGATTAATTTAAATCATCCTTAAACGGACGGAATGAACCAAACCTAATTTTAAATTGTGGTTGCTCCACCTCTTTTTTTATGACTGGTTTAAGACTGGAAATATCCAATTCATTTGAGATAATGATGTCAATCAGTAGTTCCTTTCGTTTTTTATTGAAATTTTTAAGATTAGGCATTTGCTCTCTGATTATTTTTTTGAGTTCGTTTGCTGTATATAGCATCATCTCCCCTTCCATATATATATTAACAAGATATTAATTTTGTCAATATATCTTAAAAATCAAATACTTATTTGATATTGAAATTTTAATTTTATCTTACTTTAAAAGTAAAAAGAAAATAATAAAATAGAAGGTTAAACTATTACATATAAGACCTAGACTTGAAAATAAAATTTTAAATAGAATTCAATAGATTGTCATAAGTCTATGTCATCTCTAGGTAGTGGAGATTCAACGCTATTTCCACTAGATGATGAAGACGATGAACTATCACTTTTTTTTTGTTTTGGTGGTTTAGGAATTTTAGGTAATTCCATAAACTTATCTTTGATTGAACCTGAAAGAAGATTAGATTTTTCCATAAGGGTCATGTATTGAGCGTATGTCTTCTCAAGGTATACAGACCCTTCTTGTTGTCTTCTACTTCTCTCAAGCATTCTTGTTTTTCTTATATTAACTGCAAGAGCATAAAACGCTTTACTACATTCATTTTCCTGCTCCATCGTGTCCGTAATTTTTAGGAACAATTCAATTGAGTTCAGTATGCTTACAATCAAAGCCAGACCACAAGTCAACGCCGAGATGTGATTTTGATGTAAGTATGCTGTTAATCCTACACTTGAAACACTACCGATGCTTGAAAGCAGAATGGTTGGTATACGAAAGTATTTGACTACTTGCTTATAAAAAAAATATGATTCCTTATGTGTCTTACTCATCAACACACAATTCTCCCTAATATTATCCAATACAGCTTCAATATCAGCAGACCATTTATTTTCCATATATATTAGGCAGACATAAGTTTAAGATGTCTAGGTGATTTGCGGTGACGAGATAAAGTACTTTTATTAAGAACACAACCACATTCACATTCTACCTTTTCTTTACTTTTTTGATTTAATTTTTCACGATTTTCTTTACGATATTCACGATTTTTTTCACTTATTTTTTCAAGGTGTTTTTCGTAATATTTTTTTTTGTAATCAGGGTCATTATATTCTACACCTGAAGTCGCAACATATGTATTCATATTCACATCAAATAGTTGCTGATATTCAAACTCTTTTGCGTGTAATTCTTTTTTATCATCACAAGGACATTTAGCAACTAATACCATTTCAAAATTATTCCACCCCCCCAACTCACGAATGGTTTGATACACTTTGTTATTATATTGCTCTCCTTTTTTATTATAACATCTTGATTTATGTTCGTATTTCCTGCGGTCGAAGTTCGTGGTTGAACCGATATACACATAGGGAGAATATCTGTGTGCGATTTTGTAAATAAGTCCTTCTTGATAATTTACCATTCTTACACTTTTTATTCCTTTGTCTTTAAGTGATTTTTATTCACCGATTATATCATTTTCTTCATGGGGTTCTTCACCTTCTTCTTTAGTCCAATTCTCAAGGGAATGTTTTGCGAGTGGAGAAGCATCATCGCTTTTTATTTTCTTAACACGCCCAATCGTGCCCCGTCCTGTCAAGGCAGTTGAGATTACATCGCCCTCTGTGTGATGCTGTGTTAGTTTGTCTTTCAACACCTTCTTATCATCTTTCGATAAACCTTTAGATAATTCACTATTGAATGCTTTGGTATAACCGCTGTTAAAATTATGAACCTCCTTGACATTGTCCCTTACCGATTTGCTCTTCGCCATCGCAGAAGTAACAATTGAACCTCCCAAACTGTGACCTAAAAGAATTGTGCTATTTGGTTCTTCTTTCTTCATATGCTCCTTGATTTGTTTTGTTCTTGATTTGAATTGTTTATCGTGTTTTGACAGACCAAGACCAAGACGAATATCGCTTAATATATCACGACGATTTGACACATCAGTCCCTTTTACTCCCAACACGGATTCACCTGATTCTTTGTTACGATAAACAGCCACACCTCGCTTTAGTTTTTCCAGTTCATATCCAGTCCCTTCTAATTTTTTTTCAATCTTTTTCGCTCCCTTTTTCTTACCATGTTTATCTACGAGATAATGCAATTGTGATAATTTAGCAAGTTCTTTGGTTGACATATATTATCTAACAATATATTAATGGATTTTAGTTGTGATATCTTAATCCCCACATTTAACCGAAAAAGATTTGAAAAATTAATAACCCATAATATTGAAACTCAAACTTATCCACTCATTAAGAACATAATCGTAGCAGACGACAGCGATATTGATTTACCCTTATACCTTCCTACTAAATATAACTTAATTTATTTGAAAGTCAATAGAATGTCAATAGGAGAGAAAAGGAACTTATTGTTAAGCAAAGCCACCAGCAGATATGTTGCCTTCATGGATACAGACGACTTCTACAATCCTGACTATATCAGTCATAGTATACACAGATTACTAATGAGCGGAAAATCAATAACAGGAACAAGCGATATGCTTATGTATTACCAAGAGCAGGTATATAGGTTAAGTTGCATATTCCAACACGCCATCAACGAAGCCACGCTCGTGATAGACAGACACCATATTCAATTAAAATTCAAAGAACAGAATTCCAGCGAAGGATTAGAACCTCTCAAGGAACATATAGGCGACATCGCCCAAAGTGATATTAATAAGGTGATGGTCTGCTTATGTCATGACAACAACACGATTGACAAAAAAATATGGTTAGAAGAAAGGTATAAGACGGAGTTCAATATGGTTGAGTATGACGAGCATTTAAAAATATTATCATCACTAAATATATAATGGCGTATTCTAATTTCAACTCACCCACTCTTGCTGCTCCACAGCCCCACGCTTTCATCGCACCTGGTAAATTCCTTGATATTGATGAGAAGTTTTACAAACAAAAAGAAGACGTGCACCCACGCAGCGACGAAGGATTCGGTCGTATGGGAAGACCTATCCAACCCTATGGAACTAATGTCAATTACCATGCAACCGCCTTTGTTCCAAAGGCACAGGGTCTCACATCACAAGACCTTAAGGTGAATTACCTTTCTTATCTATACAATCAGCGTGTAGGCTTTGATGCCGCTCACCCACGATAAAATATTGAATTAATATATAATGAGTATTCCTTTAAATTCGAATTCACAACTAAAAACATTATATCTTAATTCCCAACTCGCAACCAAAACGAACAACATATATAATTTTGAGTTTGCTACACCCATCATCTGCCCTCTGAATATGCAGACCATCATATCGGTTGCCGAGTTCAATGTGCCGAATGTTTTTCCATTATTTAACTCTAGCAACAATGTCATTGCTACAAGCGAGAGTGGAACGCCTTACACATTAACCATACCTGATACGATACGCAATCCTATTGATTTCGCTGCCTACTGGAACGGAAATAAACCAGTAGGATATACAGCAACTCTAGTGTATAACAAACAGACATTTAAATTCACTTTTTTTTCAACTTTTCCATTAAGCATCACAACCGACACAACCTGTGGCCGAATCATCGGTTTAGAATATATCAACAATGTCGTTCAATTATCCATAGGGTCAATCATCAACCCCACATGGCATTTAGAATTACCTAGCACCATAAACTTTAGACCCACCGACCAAATATTCATAAAATCAGAAGAACTCACATTAAACAATGTCAATAGTTTTGGAACAATTACAAACACCTTAGCAAGAGTGCCTGTCAACACTCAACCTGGTTCCATCATCTTCTACAGACCTGTTGAACTAAACAGATTCATCATTCCAAAAAAAACCATACAAACATTAAAAATAGGATTAGTGGATGCCTTACAAAAACCTTTGGATATAGGAAGTCAAGCATTTCAATTACTTTTAAAAGTAGAATTCATGTATCCATTAGATGATGAAACCCCATACGATAAGGGAAGTATTCCATATTTTATGAAAAACGAATTAAGATTGCCTGACGAAGAAGAAGAAGTAGAAGAGCAACCATTCGGGGTTTAAAATCTAATATATTATTATATGGCAAGAATTGGATTAAAGCAACTAAAACGATATGGCGTAGGCGTCAAACAGGGCGTTCACGGCGTAAGCAAGTTTGGAGTAAAACTCTCACATTCGGCAGCAGGTCTTGCTCCTCTAGCAGGTCTTGCTCTCGGTCCCGAAGCGGGTATAGCGGTTGCCGAAGCAGCAGGTGTAGGAGGCATGGCGGCATCTGCCCTTGAAAGAGCATCCCGTTAAAGGGGGAATGGAACATATATATTTTTTTATCTATACTTAAAATATATATGGCTGAAGCATTCTCTGAAACTCTCGCTTACCCTCAAGTAAAGAAACGCGCGGTCGCGTCCCGCTCGTTCCGCACAAAAATCACCCCAAGCAATGGTTCAACTTTCAGCGGTGGAAACACCATTCATCTTGACCTTCCAGGCAATCTTGCGGGGCAATACTACAACCCTAACCAAATGTATCTTAAATTCAAAATACAGAACAGCGTAGCAGCAGTCCAACTTGACCGAGCAGGTGCTGCTAGTTGCATCAAACGGGTTCAAATCCAAACCGCAGGAGCCCAACTCTACGACTGTAACAACTGGAATGTTCTTGCTACCGCTCTTATGGATACTGATGCCAGTGCTGACTGGAAAGCGTCTTCGGGGTCAGTCCTCATGGGAACTCAAGGAAGTGCCCTTCAAGGCGAATTAATCGGTGCTACTGATGCTCGTACCTACTGCGTCCCTATGATGCTTAACCCTCTATCAATGACAACTCCTCATCGCCTCATTCCTGCTTTCAGTTTATCTGCTCTTCAATTCCGCATCACCCTTGAGAACGACGCTCTTGTAGGAGTTACAGGAGCCCCAGTATTCACATACAGCGATGTAGAGATGGTATGCCTCATGACCGAACTATCGCCTGGAGCCCAAGCACAGATTGACAGCATGACTGGCGGTCAATACAACATTCTTGCCAACTCATACATCAACTCCCAAGCAACCCTTGATGCTAATGTAACATCACTTACCGCCAATCTCGGCATCAGTGTTTCCAGTCTTGAACGCATACTCGTAGTCCATCGCCCAAGTGATACAGCCACAGCTGCTGCTGCTTTCTCGCTAGGCAATCGCACAACCAGTGCTCTTACAGAGTTCCAATTCCAAATCAACTCAGAGTCGTATCCCCAAAGACCTATTATTGTAGACGGAAAAGGAGCTGAATCTTACGCTGAACTCCTCATTGCCGACCACGCCCTCGTAGATTTCCGCAAAGGCAATTGCATCCTCAATTCTTTTGCCGCTTCGGCAGCAACTAATGTTGGAGGTGTTGTCCCTGCTGGTGCTGGTGCTTTGTTCGGTCCTCCTGATGTAGTGAGAAACGATTGCTTCGCTGAACTTGATGGCGACGGGACGACTGCTGGGACTGCCGTATTAGCAAATGCTGCTGTATCTTCCAATGTAGGAACATTCCTTGCTGCCTGTGAATTTGAAAGTGGTTTATCTGATGGTAAATCGTCCCACATCTACTCAGGCATTTCCACCATTGCCTCTGTCGTGCAATACAAAGGAACTTACGCCAACGTCCACGAGGCTGCCAATGTTGACTTCTTCGCCCAGCACACCATCATGATTAGTCTTGACATGCGTGGCTCGGGTGTATACTCCGTCTCGGTTTAATTATAGAGAATTATAATACTATAAACCGAATTATTCAATATAATCTAACTAAAAGTGAATAAATAGTGAATTATTCACATTAAAACCTAATAAAAAATGATATAATTTTAAAATATATTCATATTTAAGTATATTTTAACTGATTAATTGGAATATTCACATTATTATTTGAAGTTATTAAGCGTTAATTTGAATATTTCATAGTGGGATAGTCTTGCGGTATGAAGCAACGGGTTCTCCAACATCTGGTGTCTCGATTTCAAGAAGAATGCCATATAGTTTATTTGCTAGTGATACAGGTATGTTATTCACATTCACAAATCCAAACTCTATCTGCTGTATGTTGCCAGCAATCATGAGAGGGCAACCATACTCGGGGGCTTTGTGATGATAGTTCGTTCCCTTCACATATTCAAAAGGACAGATGGCTAGGACAGGGTCTCCTTTGTTGATATTCATTTGATTTGATACTGCACCCTTGAATACCATAACTAGACCTGCTGCTAGGTCTTCATCACTTACGAACTCTAGTTGTTTTAATGAGAGCATCGCATACGGAGGAAGGTCATTCAACATTCCGTTAATGTTGATTCGTATGGTTTGAGCGGATGTATTGATGATGTCGCTGTTATCGCTTGAGTAGTTGTCAATATATATTGTTTGTTTTACCATTATATATTGACTATATATTTTTATTCAGTATCGCTTCCCATATTCATTGCTTTAGAGATGGGGTCGTCTTCGGCGTTGACATTGTAAAACCCTTGAACCACCGAGAGCGATGTGCCTCTGTCTGCTGCTAGACGCTTAATACTTGAAGCATCATCGCTATCGTAGTAATGGTCTATCATCATCTTAAACACTTTGGCTTCTCCCATCTTGTTAATGTATAGTTTTCTTAATCCGTTGCTGGTCTGTGCTTCAGCAATAAGTTTTCCAACCCCTGTTTTTTTTACTGCCTCGTGGAAAAGTTTATCTACTATCTCGTGGGTTTTCTTACCATATGTTTTATGTGTCTTGTAATCGTCTCGTATGTAAACCACTTTGTCTTTTTTAAGTAGAAGATAATTCTCTCCGTCCTTCATCTCTTTTTTTGTTTTGACAATGGAAAGGTTCAGGTCTTTATTTCTCACACCATACCGCATCATTAGGGTATTGACTATATATTTTTTCCATTCTTCTTTTTTGTATGCATCACCTAAAGCTTTCGTGAATTCATCATAAGACATCAATTTATCACCAGCGTCCGCCATCTTGGAAACTTGATGAGCCTTTTGTTGTTGTTTTAATTCACTACGAAATTCCTTAAGTTTTTCAACCGAGAGTTCTTTGATATTCCGTAGAACGATAATTAAGTTTAACATATCTAATCTTGTGTTGGGGTTTTCAAAACTTGAAACATGTTCCTTGACATAACTTATTTTTTCATTCGCCTTCATAGGTGGTTTGAACTTTGCTTTTTCCATTCGTTTCAAAAGTGAGAGATAAACTTTTTTTGAAGATTCACTTATTTCTTTTTCGTTGATAAGTTCCTTTAAATCCATATATATATACTAAAGATTATTTTTTTTAAATTAAAATAAACGCCTTAATTAATCGGTATCAAAAATTGTTACCATACAATTACGATCGACCAGCGATCCAGGACTTGCTCCATTATCTTGCTCCATTATTACAAATAGAAACCCCGTTGTTGTCATGCTTCCCTGTGTTATTGAAATTATGACATCATCTAATGTTGAATTATCTTCCATGACTGTCAGTTGGACGCAATAATTACTTGATGGTCTTGCTACATCAAGTGTGCAACCATAACGACCAGTTGCAGAACGGGAAATCGTGCAACCTACGGTTTTGACATTCGTTCCGTTTGCTAGTACTTTCGCTATAGCAATCGTTCTTATGAAAGCATATCCGTTTAGATTGTTGTCAATTGTTAAATTAGATATATTGGAATTTGACACATTGGTTAATGATGTTTTTAAACTATTCGTTGTCAAATCGGTTGTGTCTGTAATGGTGTTATTTTCAGGTTGGAGTAAGTTTCCATAAAAATAAGTTCCTGCTGTGTTGTAATCTAATGAGATAGTCCCTGAAACAACTTCAACGAAGACTTTATCGCCCACATCTAAATAAGATATTGTGATACAATCTTCAGTAGATTTATTTTGTTTACCAGACTGTGCTAATGCTGATGTTGTCCCTCCGCTGGTTGTTTTTTTTAAATTGACTTGACAATCTGTAGAACCATTATTCACTAAAATATTAAAACCGATTAAATAATAACCTTCTACTGGTGCTTGATATTCTTGTGTCCCTGTTTTATAATTACCTGCTCCTGATGGTGATTCAAAATCTCTTACTGCGTTATTTGTTATGCTATTGTAATTAATACGAGTTCCTGCTGATAAAGACGCTGTCCCAGATGATGTTGATGATGCTCTCCAAGCATACTGGGTTGATGTTGATAATTGTGATGAACCTGATAATAAAAATCCGTAAAAAAATGTTGCTGAATTCACCCAGTTAAGAACAATCCCAGTTGAAGACCGCACATAAATTCTATCGCCTACATCAAAATAAGCAATCATCTTACAATCTTCATTACTTCGTGTGTCCTGACCTGACTCACCAATTGTTAAATAAGTGCCTCTTGCTCCAATCACATCTTTCACAACTGCGGTGATGGCCGTCGTTTCCGTGTTAAGTGTATACAAATTAAACCCAACGGAGTAATACCCACTGACTGCTACTTCGTAATAATACCCTGTAGTTGAATAATTAGTTACTCCTGATGGTGCTTCAAAATCACGATTTGCGTTCCCTGATAAAGTGTCAAATTGTAAAATTGTTCCTGAACCTAATGTTGAAGTTCCTGTAAGAGTAGAACTTGCACACCAACCATACTGTATTGATGTTCCTGTCGCTGTATTATTGATTGTTGTCACTCCAGTTGTGGTGCTTAAACTGATGCCTGTTCCTGCTGTGAGATTAGGACTGATGTCGCCTGTCATGGTTGTCGCCGTAATGGTTGAAGCGTTGATGGTGCTGATGTTTGTTGTATTGATGTTTGCTGTGCTTATATTTGCGGTTGAGGCGTTGAGAGCATCGTTGGCGATTTGGACGCTGAAATTTCCTCCGTAGGTTGTCCCAAATTCTATCACTCCACCTACTGCTCCTGTTCGTAATGTCATGACATTCGCTGTTTCATAAATAAATCCATTAGGTTGACCTCCAAGCCCTGAACTATCAGCAACCTCAAAAATAGTTGCTTTTGAATTTGCGGATTCAATCGTATTATCACATGATACATTACTGACATTCAGTTTGGATAAATTCAAAGGGTCTGTCACGCTTCCTCCTGTGTTGCTTATGGTTGTCACTCCTCCTGTTGTGCTTAAACTGATGCCTGTTCCTGCGGTGAGATTGTTCGCTATGTTCCCATTAATAAAATCGCTATTAATAATAGATGTATTCAAAGCAGCAATATTACCTGTAGAAGCATTAAGAGTTGATAAATTTAATGGGTCACTTACGCTTCCTCCTGCAGAATTAATCGTCGTCACTCCTCCTGTTGTGCTTAATGTGATATTCGTTCCTGCGGTGAGATTGTTCGCTATGTTCCCATTCAAAAAATCACTATTGACAACAGATGCGTTAATTGAACCAATATTGCCTGTGTTTGAATTGATGGTGCTTATATTTGCTGTGGAGGCATTCAAAGCATCTCCTGCTATATTAACCGAGAAATTTCCTCCGTAGGTTGTTCCAAATTCAATCACTCCACCTGATGCTCCTGTTCGTAATGTCATGACATTCGCTGTTTCATAAATATATCCATTAGGTTGTCCTCCAAGTCCTGAACTATCAGCAACTTCAAAAATAGTTGCTTTTGAATTTGCGGATTCAATCGTATTATCGCATGATATATTACTCACATTAAGTTTGGATAAATTCAAAGGGTCGGTCACGCTTCCACCTGTATTGCTTATGGTTGTTACTCCAGCGGTGGTTGAAAGTGATATACCACTTCCAGCAGCTAGATTTCCTCCTATGTCGCCAGTAATCGTGTCGGCGTCAATGGTAGTCGCATCAATATCGGTTGCGTTAACTTGACTTGAATTAATAGTTGAAGCGTTGAGAGCATCGTTTGCGATTTGGACGCTGAAATTTCCACCGCTTGTAGTCCCAAATTTCGTCACGCCTCCTGATGCTCCTGTCCGTATTGTGAGTTCATTCGCTGATTCACTAATGACTCCATTAGAACCACCTCCACCACTTCCATCTTCTAATTCGTATATTGTGCTTTTTACGATACTACTATCTACCACAAGAGCATTACAAAACGACGAGTTCATGGTGCTACAATTAATAGTTGTTGAGTTCATGGTTGAGGCGTTTTTAACTGAAGCATTCAAGGTGCTTACATTCAAGGTTGATACATTACCAGTTGTGATGTCAGCAATATCACAACTTATATTATCTGTTTCAAAATTAACACTGCTTAAATTAGTAATTACAACACCATTATCATTACCAACTGATATTGCTGGAGATACTTCGTTTCCTGCTCGTATCGTCACGCCTCTAGCGGTTACATTCCCAGCATCCAAAAATCCTCCATCAATATCTAAAACTTGAGTTGTTGTCATGTCAATCGTTGCTTTTCCTCCTGTAGACCTTTTAACAAATAATGATGATACATTGTTGTTGCTGATGTTGGTTGTGCTGAAGTTTCCTATTTGAGAATTAATGGTTGATGCGTTGACTATACTTACATTATTTACTAATGTATTGAGAGTAGGTGCTGACATTCGGTTTGTTGCATCAATGAAGGTTGATGTTATTTGTAAAACGGCGGATAAATTTCTTGTGCTGATATTACTAGCGTTGATTTGACTTGAATTAATTAATTGTGTTTGAAGGTCGCTTGTGTTGACGAATGGAGTTGCTAGATTTGATGTGGCTGTCAAGAGACTGGCTTCCATGCTGAAAGCATCTATTGCTCCTGAAGCTACAATATTGGTGGAACTTAAATTGTCAATTGATGCATTCGTATATGTTAATTTATCGCCTGATAAATTTCGTATATCAACATTACTTAAATTCATTTGTAAAGTTGGCCCATACCCTGCTCCTTCTTCTGTCGTGAAAAAAAGGATTGTGGCGTGGGGGTCTGTGGGGTCTACTCGTCCTTCAAATAAAAAATTATTCGCATCTCGTCGTATGACACTTGCGAGAGCAGGGTCACTCGCTTCGCTGATGTTAATTCTAAATGTTCCTATGGTGGATAGATTAGAATGACTTGAGTTGATAATGCTTGAGTTGATGGTGCTGATATTGGCTGTGGTTGCTTGTAAAGTTGTTATATCGTAATTGGTGACGCTTAAATTATCTAATGTCATATTCGTTCCGCTGATGTTGGTAATCGATGCGTTGTCTGCTGTTAAAGTCGTGCAGTCTACATTCGTGGGGTTGAATGTGGTTGTTTCTAAATTGACTATTGTGGCGTTGGTTGCTGATAAATTTTCAAATGAACCATTATCCACGCTCACGCTTGTCGCAGTATACACAAAACCACTCTCAGGAAGGTTTCCATAGATAGTGCTACAAAAACTCATTATACTTTATGTTGAGATAAGTTTTCAAAGATTTTGGATATATACCATTTGTTGTGTGTGGTTAATTTTTCCGTTAGAAATTGACTTAACTCGATATATGGTTTCTTGTTGCTTGTTAGGTCTTCTTTGAATACATCAACGATGTCATGACACAGATATACATAATCCTCGTAAAAATCATCTGTTGTTTTATCGCCTGAATACAGACTGACGACTTGACACCCTGCTGATAATGCTTTGTTGATGCGGTGTGTTTCAAGAATGTTGTGGTCGTGGTATGGGATATTTAAAACATATTTCGCTTTTTTTAGTTTGCTCGTTAGGTTTGCAGGGGCTGATAAACTCCAATCAAAAACAAATTCAATAGTTTTATTAGGATACGCTTCCTTGAGTTTCTTGTAGATGGCTTCCCGCCGTTCCGTTTTTGTCCCAACAAAAAATATGTCAATATTTCTTTCAGGTTCTTCGTCTTCCTTGTATTCGGGAAAATCAAAAAAATGAAAAGACTTGACATTGATGCCGTAGGTCTTTTTGAGATGGACGGCGGAGATGTTACTGTAATCGAATACTACATTATTTTTCATTAATTCAATATAAAATTTATTCGCCATAAATTGAGATAAGGGTGGTTCCGAGTTCATGATGACATACCCAAAGGTGTGTTCCATCTGCTTTTGACTATTTAATAATTCAATAGATTTCTCGTGTGCTCCATACACGATATATAAGTATCCGCTGACAGGTGTAAAATCTTTGATTATCTCTACGCCTAAACGGGTCGCTAGGACGATTGCAGGTTCGGTGAATATTGAATGTAAAATAATAATCTTCACTTTATCCATATATAATAAAGTAAAGATTTTAATTAAGTGTTTTAACTTATTCCTTTAAACGAATGAAGGGCCTTCCGCAGATGCAAATCTTTTTAAATCGTCAGGGTCTTCAATTTCTTCTTCTGCTGCTCCTTGAGACCTCTTTTTTGCACTAGCGAGTATTTTATCTCTTTTTTTTTTTTGTTCCTCCGTTAATTTTATTTTTGGTTTACCACTTTTTACAAAAGGTTCAATTGACTGACTCCGTGCAGCTTGTATCTCAAGTTTAGTTCTCCTATGTCTAGGCACTCTTGGTTCGGTTTCACTTAATGACCGACCTCCTCCACCTGCTCCTAATGGTTCAGGTTTGGTAATTCTTTGTCCTTGAACTGGAATTCCTAATGATACACCAACCTGTGGTGCTTGGGTTGCTTGAAGTGGTGGGGTTGTTTCTCGTCTTTGTGCTGGTTCAAATTGTCTTTCTGTTTGAACTGCTGTTTCTTGTGTTCCTTCTTGAAAAGCAACTCTTCTTGCTAATTCATCACGCACCATTTGTGCATCATGTTGTTCTCGTAATTCAATTGCTCGTCTGCGACCTTCTTCTAGATTGACACCTGATAAGTGTGTTCTCACTTCATTCCGTAAATCGTTTAATTGTGATGAGTAATTGGGTTGAAGTGGTATTGGAGCGGGTTGGTATACAACTTGAGGTTGGGTGCTACGCTTGGCTTGTGTTCCTGTTCTGCGTTTTGAACCATAACCTTTATTGCCTACATTCACGACTACCTTTTGACTAATGATTTGACCTGCTCGTGGCTTCGCTTTCGCTTTACGCTTACGCTTCTTTTTTGCTTCTACCATATACTATTGAATAATATTTAATTCTTAATTCCTGCTTCCAAGTCTTCTAACTCTAATAGATTAAACTTTTTAAAAAACCTAAACTTGTTGGTCTTCTTAAGGGACATATCAACAAATAAATAACTAAACTTGTCATCATTCTCAAATACATAATTCAATAGTTGTTCGCTTTTATTGTTTTTAAATGGTAATAGCTCATTCGTGATGGCGTCCCGCTCCACTCGGTTCTTGGGTTTGTAAGTCATGAAGTGAGATATGTTATTGCGTATACCTGTCCCTGCATCTTTGAACTTTTGAAGTAAAATGAAATATGAGGTAAAGTCGTGCCGACGATTTTGAATCATCTGTGTGAGTTTCTTGTCTATTGCCTGTGACTTACGGAGTTGAGACCCCACATCATCAAAAATAATAACTGAATGCTTACCATCTTCCCTGTTCTTTTGTATTTCTTCTTCTAGGTCTTCTAGGACTTTAAGCGATAATGTTCTGTGTATCTGATTTTCAGGTAATGTTTTAAATGGGTCATTCTTAATGGATTTATTCGCCATTGTTGGACTGACGATGTATATGTGATGGAAGCACTTCCGATACGATTGTCTGACGCCGTTTTTTTTTCTTGCTGACATCATCGAATACAAAGCGGTCGTCTTACCACTTCCTGATGCCCCACAAATAAGCATTGAAAAACCGCTATAGTCGGGTAAGGGTTCAGGAATGTCATTTGCTAGGGTTTGGTCTAAATTGTTTTTTGAATTGTGTAGACTTAATCCTTCATTATTTTTCTCTGTTATTTGGAGAAGCGACATATATATTAGACAAATAATATTTTTTTGGTTTCAACTGGAGCAGGTCTATTTGCTTTTTCTTTTTTTGCTGGTTTAACTGGTTTGTCCTTTTTACTGCTTGGAGCAGCTGTCGGACTATTTGTTGGCGTCTCATTACTATAGTAATAGTTATTAACGATGGTTGCCTTCTCCTTTTTCACTTTTTTCTCTTTTAGTGGTTTTTGTTTGATTTCCTTTAACTCTTCTAGGTCTTCTTTTTTCTTTGCTTGGTTCGCTTTTCTCGCCTCTCGTGCTTTCGCAAGTATTTCAATTCTTTTTGCTTTAATGGCTTCTTCCTCTTCAGGTGTCTTTTCCTTTTTTACATATTTCCTTTTTGGTTTTTGTGCTGGTGGTTCTTTTGGCGGTGGTGCAGGTTCGGGTGTTTTCTTTGCCCTTACCATTTTTGGTTTCTTTTGGAGTTGTTCCTCTTCACTAGAGTCGCTATATGAACTATCGCTGGAATAGTCCGCCATGTTATATTATAGGAATTTATTTTCTTTCTATAATTCATATGTCCCCCATAGTTAAAGGAGATTGCCTACCCACGATTTCAATTGAAGAAGTAGAGAATGAAGATGTTAAGGGAAACTGGGTTGCCCTTGATGAAGTCCAACTTGTGGATATGTTCTCGTCGGTAATTTTAACCAATCAGGAACAAGAACTCGGGAGTGAATTTGCTTTCCATAGAGTAAGAGATGAAGAATACTATATGGAGAAGTTTCCAGGCTTTGCTGATGAAGTATACACCATACTTGCAAGAGAACAAAAAAAACTAGATGAAGAAAAATTAGAAAAACATGAACTAGTCAACGAGGTTGTAACTGCTGAACTGGATAATATTAAGAATCAGATTGTTGAGATGACTGATATAGTGAAGGGGCTTGAGGTTTAACTCCTGGACGCTTTCTTCCATACTTTTTAATCCTTTCGTTTCGCTCTTGAAACTCTTTACATGTTGCAGTCATTACATGTTTTCGCATCATTTCACTCTTAATCTTACGACGGCAATGCTTACAAATTTCACGCTCATCTGCTGCTAGATAATCTCTGCCATATCTTGCTAGGTAGAGATTACCATTAATTCCTTTGATAAAGTATTTATTCCAATCTATACTTTGGTAGTCAATAGGTTCTTCGAGTTTCTCCATTGGTATTATATATTGACTTCTTTTTATATCCTATAGATTAAATCTTTTTTTGAAGGATTTAATGTTTGTTTTTAAATCTCTTGATTTTCCCCATAAGATGTAATAGGATAATGCACCTGCCGATAAAGGATTATCCAAATTATCACCTTTATGACGCTTCCTGTAAGCATCACGCTGTTCGTTCGTTGCTCCAATTGTAAAGTCTTTGTAGCCTTTCGCACCGAAGCGTATACGCTTTTCCTTCCCATCAACCATGAACCCTGCCACATACTTTTTGTCATCTCGTCTGCTTTCCCGAATATATTTGAGTTCCATATATATTATTTAGTTTTTAAATATAAATCTCGGTCAGGTGCTCCTTCGGCAATCTGCTTCCTGTTGCGACCCACGAAACCATAAACTCTCGCCATTCCCCATTGCTCTGGAGACATACGCTGTGATTTTGGGAAACCACTTTCACGCTTTTTTCCATCTTTTCTGCGGACGGATTTGGGCGATGTAGTCGCGGCAGCATATCCCCTGTTATATACATCTTGTAATATTGATTTTTTAATTTTTGTTTCCTTTGCTATATCGTCTAATGAACGCTGACCTTCCCCATATTTACGCTCATACTTATCTTTGAATGTCATATACTATTGAAAAATAAAATAATGGTATAATCTAATGACTGCTTGGTGGAGAAAGAACAAAAACGATGACTATTCTACACCTGTTGAGTATTTAGAAATAATAAATAAATATGTTTCAATAGATGCTGTCATATGCGACCCCTTCTACCATGAAGGAAGAGTGAAACAAGAATGGAAGAAATTAAATCGTGATATACTTCATAATGACACAGACTTTTTTGAATCGTATTACGATTGTGATACTTTTATATCTAACCCAAGCTATAGCAACCTGCTTGATGTATTTAGAAGATTTTTTCAACTCGGTAAACCATTCGCATTGCTTATCCCGATTCAAAAAATATGCCAGTTAAAAATACAAAAAGAGATAAATGATAAGGATTTGCAGGTGATAATAAGTCCAATATATAAAGGATTTATTAACTCAAAAGGGGAAGCAACCCGTTGCCCGTCGCAATACATGGCGTGGGTATGCTGGAAATTCGATTTAGAGAGGGATTTAGTTTTTTGTATAGATTAGAAATGACCGAAATGACTATGTTTCGCCAAATCGCTGGAGACTGAGGTCAAGTTGTTGAGGTCATTGTGAGGTTTTATTTTTACTTAGACAACTTTCAAAAATCTTAAAATATAGTCATTTCGGTCATTAGGGTCATTTCGGTCATTACATATCAAAATAGTCATCTTCTGGGTCTTCATCTTTATTATCATCATTTAGTTCTTCCATTTCATTCTCGTATCCCATCAGCCACCCTCTCGCAATCGAATGGTCTAACACTTCCTGTGGTTTAAAGGACATGTTTTTATCTTTACTTGTTCGACCCCTTACAACTGGGAAATCAAGTTCAATCAACTTGCTGACAAAAGACCTTGATGATGCGATATTCATATCTTTTGAGAATTTATTCTTTTTAATGAACTTCTCATACTCGGTATATATGGAGTTTACCGACATAGTGACAATATCATTAGGGTCATCAGGTTCACCCTCATATTCATCATCATCGTTTAATCTCCAAGATTGCTTTAAATAGACCTCTTCAAAGAATAATGATTCAACTGGGGAATAAAGATTACACATTTCTTTGTATGCTTGTGTAAGGGGTCGCTTCTTTATCCAATTAAAATCCTTCAAATCTAATGACATAAACATCTGGTATAAGGCACTCATCACTTCTGGTTTTCGCAGATGCTTGTATAGGTTGGCCCAGAAGGTAGATGACTTATTTAAATATTTATCAGTGGTTTCAAAGACGACATATCGTCTGTCCTTTGACCTTACATCAATCGGCACGGGAGTTGGTTTGTTTGTAGTGATACAAGTTCTGGCACAATTTAGAACATTTGAAGGTCTTACATTTTTAGGGTTAATCGTCATCGTATCTTCGGTAATCATCGATTTCATATTTCCTTCATAATCAAAGGTTTTCTTACCTTCTGCCTCGTTTAAATTGACAAGCAGTTTACGATAATAGCCTTCGGCGTGTGAACCATAAAAATCATCAGGATTAGATGATGTAATGTAATGGGTTTTATTTAGCATATTTCCAATCGCATCTAAAAACATGTTTTTTCCCGTTCCTTGTTTGCCCTTGATGATAATTGCAACAGGGGGTTTGTGAAGTGGGTCTTGAAACATTTGAGCGACCCATTTGTGTAGATACATCGAATGTGTATCATCGCCCCCACACAATTCTTGAACTAAATCCATATAAGGTGTAATCAGTTTTCCAATACGCTCTCGTTCAATTTCAGCACCATATATGTCAGGATTAAAACCTTCAAAAACATTCAACACATCTTTGGGGCATTCACTTGTTTTTTCATCATTGTAAGGTATAAAATCAAATCGTTTATATAATCGCTGGTTGACATCTTGCGACCATTTAGAATAGAATGGGACAGCTCCGCCCATAGTTGAAAAACCACTTGTAATGGGCGAGAAGGCATTAGAACAAGCAGTCGCATTCCAAAAATTACATTTTCTGTCTAATCCATTTTGAAACACATATTGAGGTTCTGGTAAGAGAACCTTACACGAAAACTTTTCAATATAACTTTTTTTGAGAGCATATTGCTCGTATGGGTTTTCTCTTTGTAATGTTTCACAATATACTTGGTCGTAATTTTCCAGTTTATCCACAGGGTGTTCGTAAGTGGAGAAGTCAAACTCTGTTTCTTCATCAACAAGTTCAATACCGAGTGTCATCGGTTTTACTTCAAAATTAACATTATACCCTGTCTTCTCCTCGCAATAAGCAGATAGATTTCCTAGTATTTCTTCGTCAATATCTTGTTTTAAAATTAGAAGACCATCAAAGCATAATGCCTCTACGGAATACCCACATTCACATAGTTTTGTTCTTGCTGACATAATCAGGTCATCTTCGATAATTTGTAAAACGAATGACATGGTTGATGCTACCTTATTTTTGTTATATTCTTTATTTCTTGAAGCACATACTTTTTTGTATACATCTTCATTTTTACTTTTGATAATTTGAGATATTTGTTTACACTCAACAGCGAACTCGTCAATCCATTTTGGTGTAGATTTCATTATTTTATTTGTCATACAGAAGTCATTAAGCAGTCCCAGATACATCACACATAAGACCATATCTTTCGCCATACTGCGAGTAATATCACATGTATCGATTAACTCTTGAAGCCGTGAATTGCGATGTTCCACATAATCATTTAACACCTTACAAACAATACCATTTTTTTCACAATATTGAGATAGAATAACAGGGTGACAATTAGCAATATCAATATCCGTATGGGTTGACCCAACAAGCGTATGACGACATCTCTTCGAAATAGAACCAATGGAGATTGACTTGTCAGGGTATCGTCGCCCCATATCCATTCGTTTGTTATACGAAGCAATGATTGTTCCATCTTTTTTATTTTGGATTTTTTTCATTGCTTTTAGGATATGGAGTTCATCAGGATTTAAATCAGGACAAGCGATTAGAGCGTCAAGTTTTTTTCGGTCAATCGTTTCTTTCAAAATTAATTCCATTATATAATCTATAGAGAGAAAATATTTAAGTCAATTTAACTTAAATATTTAATTATGTTTTTCCTAAAGATTTCAATATATCTTGACCCCTCGATTTTCAGGATATTCATCATATATTCCAATTCTGCAAAACTGCTTTGACACCTGCGACCAAATAAAACGCCGTCGCATTTGCTTACGATAAGCATCAGGTTTGTTTAATCTCCATCGTTTATTATACTCTACTTGTTTAGCATGAGCCATTTCTTCCTATATATTATATTGAGATTTTTTTAAATAGTTTATAACTTACAAATCATCTTTGAAGGGTCTAAAACTACCAAACCTAATTTTGAATTGTGGCTGTTCCACCTCTTTTTTTATGACTGGTTTGAGACTGCTGATGTCAAGGTCATTTGAGATTATGATGTCAATAAGCAATTCCTTACGTTTCTTGTTGAAGTTCCTAAGGTTAGGTAATTGCTCCCTGATGATTTTTTTGAGTTCGTTGGCGGTGTATACCATCATCTCCCCTTCCATATATATATTAACAAGATATTAAAATTGTGAATATATCTTAAAAATCAAATACTTAATCGCCTATTGAAATTTCTTTTTTACCTTACTTTAAAAGTAAAAAGAAAATAAGAAAAGAGAAGGTTAAACTATTACATATAAGACCTAGACTTGAAAATAAAATTTTAAATAGAATTCAATAGATTGTCATAACTGGGTTTCCATATCGTCCTCTTTGGGTAAAGGGCTTTCGATGCTATTTCCCGAACTGCTACTGCTACTAGATGAATTACTATTTTTTTTTTTGAGTAAGTTTTTTATCTTACTGGGTGACTTGGGAAGTTCCATCATTCGGTCCTTAATTGAACCGCTCAACATGTTAGACTTTTCCACTAGCACCATATACTCGCTATATTTTTTTTCTAAATAGATTGAACCCTCCATCGGTCTGTGGCTGCGTTGAAGCATAAGTGTTTTTTGTATATGAACCCCAATTGCATAATACGCCTTGCTACACTCATTTTCCATTTCGCAAGTCTCACTTAAGCGTAAGAATAACTCAATCGAATTTAATATACTAACAATCAACGCCAAAGCACATGTCAACGCCGAAATATGATTTTGATGTAGGTAATTTGTTAAACCAACCGATGACACGCTCCCGATTGATGATAACATTATGGTAGGTAATCTCATATACTTCACGCTCTTCTTGTAAAAAAAATAAGACTGCTTATGTTGTGTTGACATATTGACACAATTCACCCTTAAGCGTTCAAGTATTGCTTCATGGTCTTCACTCCAACTCATATACTATTTAGTGATATAAGTTTTTTTTTTTCACGATATTTCTTTTGGTATTCGCGATTTTTTTCACGATTTTCTTGGCGATATTTTTTCTTGTATTCAGGGTCACAAGGGTCAATGCCAGAATAAGCAGAATTCATATTCATATTGACATCAAAAAGTTTTTGATATTCGAACTCTTTTGCTCGTAATTCTAATTTATCATCACACGGACATTTAGCAACCAACACCATTTCAAAATTATTCCACCCACCCAATTCACGAATGGTTTGATATAGTTTATGATTGTATTGTTCTCCATTTTCATTATAACATCTTGATTTATGTTCGTATTTCCTTCGACTGAAGTTACAAGTTGAACCGATATATACATAAGGAGAATATCTGTGTGCGATTTTGTAAATAAGTGCTTCCTGATAATTTACCATTATTACACTTTTTATTACTTTCTCTTTAAGTCATTTTATTCACCGATTATTTCTTCTTGTGTATGGGGTTCATGGTCGGGTTCGGCATCAGTCCAGTTTTTTAAGGAATGTTTAGCAAGTGGCGATGCATCTTTCGTTTCAATTTTTTTCACACGCCCAATCGTGCCCCTGTTTGTCAAGGCAGTAGATATGACATCTCCGCTTGTATGGTGATGGGTTAGTTTTTGTTTCAAGACCTTCTTATCATCTTTCGATAAACCATTATTTAGTTCTTTGTTAAACTCTTTGGTATAGCCTGTGTTGAATACCTCAGCGGATTTAATATTATCACGAACCGATTTGCTCTTCGTCACAGCACTAGTAGCTATAGATGCCCCGAGTGAATGCCCTGTAAGCGTGACAGATTTAGGGTCTTCTTTTTTGAGATGGTCTTTAATTTGTTTTTTTCTCGAAGAAAATTGTTTGTCATGTTTTGACAGACCAAGACCTAGACGAATATCACTTAAAATATCACGCTTATTCGTGACATCTGTGCCTTTAACATTCAACACGCTTGAACCATCTTTATGGCGGTAGACTGCAACCCCCCGTTTGAGTTTCTCTAATGAATAGTCGCTACCTTCCAATGCTTTATCAATCTTTTTAGCACCTTTCTTTTTCCCGTGCTTGTCAACATGGTAATGTAACTGACTCAATTCCGCATAGTTTGAGATTGGCATATATTATCTAACAATATATTAATGGATTTTAGTTGTGATATTCTAATCCCCACATTTAACCGAAAAACATTTGAAAAATTAATAACCCATAATATTGAAACACAAAATTATCCTTTAATTAAAAACATAATAGTAGCAGACGACAGCACTACTGATTTACCATTATACCTTCCTACTAAATATAACTTGATTTATTTAAAAGTCAATAGAATGTCAATAGGAGAGAAAAGGAACTTATTGTTAAGCAAAAGCACCAGCAGGTATGTTGCCTTCATGGACACAGATGATTTTTATCACCCTGACTATATCAGTCATAGTATACATACGCTATTGAAGACAGGCAAGAGCATCACAGGAACAAGCGATATGCTGATGTATTACCAAGAACAAACCTATAGGTTAAGTTGCATATTTCAACACGCCATCAACGAGGCCACACTAGTGCTAGACAGACATCATGTTCAATTAAAATTCAAAGAACAAAATTCCAGCGAGGGACTAGAACCATTGAAAAACCATATAGGCGACATCGCCCAAAGTGACATTAACAAGGTAATGGTATGCTTATGTCACGATAAGAATACGATTGATAAAAAGATATGGTTAGAAGACAGGTATAAGACGGAGTTCAATATGAGCGAGTATGAAGACCATTTAAAAATATTATCATCACTAAATATATAATGGCGTATTCTAATTTCAACTCCCCGCAACTTGCTGCCCCGCAACCCCACGCATACATTCCTCCTGGTAAATTCCTTGATATCGATGAGAAGTTTTACAAACAAAAAGAAGAAGTTCACCCAAGAAACGAAGAAGGGTTTGGTCGTATGGGAAAACCACTTCAACCCTTTGGCACGAATGTGAACTACCATGCGACCCCTTTCGTTACTAAACCACAAGGACTTACAGCACAAAATCTTAAAGTCAATTACAATTCTTACCTATACAATCAAAAAACAGGTTTCAACGCCGCTCATCCCAGATAAAATATTGAATTAATATATAATGAGTATTCCTTTGAATTCGAATTCGCAACTAAAAACATTATATCTTAATTCCCAACTTGCTACCAAAACGAATAACACATATAATTTTGAGTTTGCTACACCCATCTTGTGTCCCATCAATATGCAAACCATCATATCTCTAGCAGAATTCAATGTAGCAAATGTTTTTCCATTGTTTAACTCAAGCAATAATGTAATAGCAACAAGCGAGAGCGGAACGCCTTACACTTTGACTATTCCCGATACGATACGCAATCCTATTGATTTCGCAGCCTACTGGAACGGAAACAAACCAGTAGGATATACATCAACATTAGTGTATAACAAACAAACTTTTAAATTTACATTTTTTTCAACATTTCCATTAAGCATCACAACAGACACGACCTGTGGTCGCATCATCGGTTTAGAATATATCAACAATGTCGTTCAATTATCCATCGGTTCAGTAGTCAACCCAACATGGCATTTAGAATTACCTAGCACCATCAACTTTAGACCCACCGACCAGATATTCATTAAAACAGAAGAACTCACTTTAAACAATATCAATAGTTTCGGGACGATTACAAACACCTTAGCAAGAGTGCCAGTCAACGCTCAACCAGGTTCAGTCATCTTCTACCGACCTGTTGAACTAAACAGATTTATCATTGCTAAAAAAACCATACAAACATTAAAAATAGCATTAGTTGATGCGCTCCAAAAACCATTAGATATAGGAAGTCAACCATTTCAATTACTTCTAAAAGTAGAGTTCATTTTCCCGTTCGATGATGAAGTCCCTTATGATAAGGGAACGATTCCATATTTTATGAAAAACCTATTAAGAATGCCAGAGGCAGAAGAAGAAGAAGAGGAACGACCATTTGGGGTTTAAAATCTAATAATATAATATATGGCAAGAATTGGTATGAAGCAATTACGACGATACGGCGTTGGTGTCAAACAAGGCGTTCATGGCGTATCCAAATTTGGAGTTAAACTATCACATTCGGCAGCAGGTCTTGCTCCACTAGCAGGTCTAGCACTCGGCCCCGAAGCGGGTGTGGCGGTTGCCGAAGCGGCAGGTGTAGGAGGCATGGCGGCATCTGCCCTTGAAAGAGCTTCCCGCTAAAAGGGGGAAGGAACATATATATTTTTTATCTATACTTAAAATATATATGGCTGAAGCATTTAGTGAATCCCTTCAATATCCCTCTGTCAAGCGCCGCGCGGTCGCTAGTCGCAGCTTCAAAGTAAAGATAAACCCGTCGAACGGAAATTCTTTCACCGCTGGAAACACAATCGACATTTCCCTTCCTGGTAATTTAGCAGGTCAGTATTATGTGCCCGAACAGATGTTCTTAAAATTTCGTGTAAGAAACACCAATGCTATTCAATTAGACCGAGCAGGAGCAGCATCATTCATCAAAAGATGCCAAATAACCAGCGCTGGAAGCACCCTCTACGATTTAAATAACTACAATGTTCTTGCTACCGCTCTCATGGACACCGATTGCACTGCCGACTGGAAAGCATCTTCGGGTAATGTTCTTATGGGAACTCTTGGCGACCAACTTCAAGGAGAAGAAATTGGTGCTGGTAGCACCCGAACATACTGCGTCCCGCTCATGCTCAATCCCCTCTCGATGACGACACCGACACGCATGATTCCCGCGTTTTCACTTAGTTCGCTAAATTATCGCGTGACCCTCGCAGCAGATGCTGAGGTAGGACTTTCCGCTGGTGGAACTGCTCTTGTATACGATGAAGTCCAGATGGTAGCGTTAATGTGTGAGCTATCACCTGGAGCACAATCTCAAATAGACCAAATGACTGGCGGTCAATACAACATTCTTGCTAACTCATACATCAATTCCCAAGCGACCCTTGCTGCTGGTGTTTCCTCCCTTACTGCCAATCTTGGTGTATCGGTTTCCAGTCTTGAACGCATTATTGTAGTCCATCGCCCAAGTGCTACCGCAAACGATGCTGGTGCCTTCTCGCTTGGCAATCGCACAACAAGTGACCTCACCGAATTTCAATTCCTTATCAATAGCGAGAATTATCCCGCTACAGCAATTAAGGTAGACGATAAAGGAGCGGAGACATATGCAGAGCTCTTAATAGCCGACCACGCGTTAACCTCGTTTTCGAAAGGCAATTGCCTTCTCAATGGTTTCGCTCGTGGCTCAGCAACACAAGCCCCTGCCGATACCGCCCCGCTAGGCACAGGTGCTCTATCAGGCAATGCTCCTGGTGTCGTGAAAAATGATTGCTTCCGTCTACTTGATGGTGATGGTGATACTGCAGGTTCGGTTGTAGAAAACACCATTGCTGTATCTTCCAATGTAGGAACATTCCTTGCTGCCTGTGAGTTCGAATCGGGTATCAGCAATGGCAAAAGTTCTCACATATACTCGGGCATCAGCACCATATCAAGTGTGGTTCAATACAAAGGCACTTACGGAGCAGGTCAAGCGGCGGCCAATGTTGACTTTTTTGCTCAGCACACCATACTCATATCGCTTAACATGAGAGCGTCGGGGGTCTTTGCCGTATCGGTCTAATCATAGAGTATTATAATACTATAAACCGAATTATTCAATATAATCTAACTAAAAGTGAATAAATACTGAATTATTCACATTAAAACCTAATAAAAAATGATATAATTTTAAAATATATTCATATTTAAGTATATTTTAACTGATTAATTGGAATATTCACATATTAATTGAAGTTATTAAGCGTTAATTTGAATATTTTAAAGTGGGATTGCACGGCGATACTCGGCGACAGGTTCACCGACATCGGGAGTTTCCACTTCAAGAAGAATACCATATAGTTTATCTGCTAGTGATATTGGTATGTTATTCACATTCACAAAACCAAACTCAATCTGTTGTATGTTCCCACTAATCATGAGAGGGCAACCATACTCGGGTGCTTTGTGATGATAGTTTGTTCCTTTGACATATTCAAAAGGACATATCGCAAGGACAGGGTCACCCTTATTGATATTCATTTGATTTGATACTGCCCCCTTATATACCATAATCAATCCTGCTGCTAGGTCTACATCGCTAATGAACTCTAATTGCTTTAATGATAACATCGCATAAGGTGGTAAATCGGTAAGCATTCCAGTAATGTTGATTCTAATAGTTTGAGCGGTTATCGTGATGATGTCGCTGTTGTCGCCTGAGTAGTTGTCAATATATATTGTTTGTTTTACCATTATATATTGACTATATATTTTTATTCAGTATCGCTACCCATATTCATAGCTTTCGAGATGGGGTCATCTTCGGCGTTGACATTGTAAAACCCTTGAACGACTGAGAGCGATGTTCCTCTATCTGCTGCTAGACGCTTAATACTTGAAGCATCATCGCTATCGTAGTAATGGTCTATCATCATCTTAAACACTTTGGCTTCTCCCATCTTGTTAATGTATAGTTTTCGAAGTCCATTACTAATCTGTGCTTCTGGAATAAGTTTTCCAACTCCTGCTTTTTTAACCGCCTCGTGAAAAAGATTGTCATGTATCTCGTGAGTTTTTTTACCATAGGTTTTGTGTGTTTTGTAATCATCTCGTATGTAAACCACTTTATCTTTTTTCAATAGTAAATAATTATTACCATCAGTCATCTCTTTTTTAGTTTTCACGATGGAAAGGTTGAGGTCTTTGTTTCTTACTCCGTAGTGCATCATTAGATAATTCACTATATATTTTTTCCATTCGTCCTTAAGATATGCTTGACCTAAAAATGTTGTGAAGTCATCGTATGTCATGAGTTTATCACCAGCATCTGCCATCTTGGAAACTTGATGCGCCTTTTGTTGTTGTTTTAATTCACTTCGATATTCCTTAAGTTTTTCAACCGATAGTTCTAATACATTACGAACAACGATGATGAGATTTAACATATCTAAACGAGTGTTTGGATTTTCAAAACTTGAAACATGTTCCTTGACATAAGCGACCTTCTCGTTGGCTTTGGTGGGAAGTTTGAACTTTGCTTTTTGCATTCTCTTCAAAAGTGAAAGATATACCTTTTTTGATGAAGCACTAATTTCTTTTTCGTTAATAATTTTTTCAATATCCATTATATATATTACTAAAGATTTTAATTTTTAAATTATCCGCATTAATCTTTTTTCCTTAATGACCGAAATGACTATATCTTGAATAATCACTAGAGTATTGAAGGAAGTTGTTGAGGTCGTGGTGAACTTTTATTTTTACTTAGACAACTTTTAAAATTATTAAAATATAGTCATTTCGGTCATTAGAGTCATCATAGTCATTAATCCGTATCAAAAACTGTGACAAAATGATTTCTGTCCCTATATACACCAGCAGAACCTCCGTTATCTTGCTCTGTAATTGTATACAAAAAACTGCTGGTGGTCATGCTTCCCTGTGTGAGTTGAATGATACAATCATCTAATAATGTGCTATCTTCCATTGATGTCAGTTGGACGCAATAATCACTTGATGGTCTCGCTACATCAAGCACACAAGCATAACGACCAGTATTTGAACGACTAATCGTGCAACCTATGGTTTTAACATTAATTCCGTTTGCTAGAATTTTCGCTATAGCTATTGTCCTGATGAAAGCATATCCGTTTAGATTGTTGTCAATTGTTAAATTAGATATATTGGAATTTGACACATTCGTTGTTGATGTGGTTAATGAATTTGTTGTCAAATCGGTTGTGTCTGTTATGGTGTTATTTTCAGGTTGGAGTAAGTTTCCATAAAAATAAGTTCCTGCTGTGTTGTAATCTAATGAGATAGTCCCTGAAACAACTTCAACGAATACT